CTCCAGTTGCCTTGTCCGCTTTATCTCCACCAGCCAGAAACATGGTGGACAGCGCCATGAAGGCTTCCGCGATAACTTCCAGTTGCGCCGCGATGGCTTTATTGTCTTGTGACATGATTTTCCTTTGAGTTACTGCCCTACGTCCGGGGCGGTGGCGGTTGTCTTTCGACGATTCTTATTTAAGGACGAAGCGCAGTATAGCGTCACCGAGGATGAGCGCAAGCCCGACCACGAAAATAAATTTGTAGACGCGAAACCCGAGGTCGTTACGCCGTTGCTGCGCCCGTTGCCGCAGGTACTGTTCGGCGGGATCGAAGGCGCGGGGGCTGTATAGGTCTTCAACCCAGCCGGTGTACGGGCAGCGCGGGGGTTGCGTATACAGCATACGCATGCAACCGATTGCCCGGTGGTGCGTGTTTAAGTTCTGGCGCTGCATTCGGGCAAGCGCGTCGGACGAAACATATTTAACGGTCATTCCGTGTTCCTTCGTTGGGGTGGGGGCAGTCGGGCGGGGGAACGACAACGCACCACACGGCAGCGTAGCAGCGCCCCTTGCCCGGCACTTGCGTCCAGCGGTCGATGTAGGACTCAGGTAAAGACCGCAATGAGTTACGCACAACGGTGACATCGCATGCAAGGGCGACTCCGATCTGCGAGGCCGTAGCGCCTTCGGGGTTTGCCCGGAGGTACTCGCGTACCCGTTTTTGGCAAGTTCCGCCGCTCATGCTGCCACCTCTTCAAAGCGCAAGCGCCCGTTGGCGGCCAAAACATACCGGCCTTTGCCCGCGACGACGGCGAGTTGCTGCTGGGCTTTAACCAATTGCCTTCGGCGGTGTTGCCGCTCGGCCTTGGTCATCGGAATGCGCTTGGCGTCTTTGCCCTCACCGATCTTGTAAACCTTGATGAGTTTCCGGCCCCGGTCATCCGGGTCAAACCGGACGATATGCGCCGCCCCTACGGCGTGAAGTTCCCGCGTGTACTGGTACACCGTTGTGAGGTGCAGACCCGTTTCTTCGGCAAGCTCTTGGCAATTCATATCGCCCATCATCATGGCTTTAACGAGATGCGCGTAAGAGATGGCGTTGACTTTAATTTGTTTTTTCATTTGTGTTCCTTTGCTGCTGCGATGGCGGCGCGGATCACAGGCAGTGGCTCTGCGGCTCTACGCTCACACCATGCGAGGTCGTCGCCCGGCTCACGGTCAGCGTCACCAATGTCGGCAAGCCCGGCCTCGGCAAGCTCCAGCGCCTCCAGCAGTTGCGCGGTAATCGCCCGCAGCCGTAGCTCCCGCTCTGCGCTCATGCCCAGCAGGCGGGCTTGTTTGTTGCATTCTTCGTGCAGGCGGCGCAGTTCATCTGCGGCGGCATCTACATCACCATATGTGTGTGTTCTGCTTTCAATCGCATCAGCCAGCCGCAGGGCAGTCGGTTGTTGGTTAGTCATTTAATACCCCCACCGAATGCGAAAACAGGCCAGCCACAGGTGCAGCACAAACTCGTTGCCGCTGCTAACGAACCCCACAGCGAAGCACGGCCACTTGCGCGGGAGCCATTCAGCGGTCAGATGAAGTTTCTTGCTCATGCCTCACCCCCGATGCCGTGGGCGGCTTGGATGCGCGCTCGGGCGATCTCCAGATATTCCAACTCGCGTTCGATGCCGATAAATCGGAACCCTTCCAGCATGGCAGCCTTGCCGGTGCTGCCGCTGCCCATGAAGGGATCGAGCACCACGCCGCTAGGCGGCGTCACCAGGCGGCACAGGTAGCGCATCAGGTCGGTGGGTTTGACGGTGGGGTGTACGTTGTGCGCGCCACGGTCGGCCTTGCTGGCCTTGGCGCAGTAGAAGAAACGGGCGGCGCTGCCGGTATCGGCGTAGACGGCATAACGTTCGAGGCTTTCGCTGCCAGCTTGGTTGTTTGTACTAGGTGCAAATGAGCGATCAGACCTTTTTGTGCGGCTAGTTGCTGGCTTGCAATCAGGAAACACCCCCACCACTTCCTCGCTGCCGTCGTGGATCAGGTTGGCGGGCCAGCGTCCTTGCGTTGACGCCATTGGCTCAGTCAGGTTTGCCGCCAGGCTTTCGCGGCCATGCCAGCCGCTGCCGCCGCGCCCGTTGGGGTATGACCAGCCAGCGTTATCGCCCACCCGGCACCCGTCGATGTTCAACGCCCCGGTGCCGTGCGCCTGCACATTGGCGGCCACCGTGCCAATCAGCGGTTTGCGCGCCACGGTGATCGGCTCCAGCGCGGGCTTTAGGGCTGTGCCCCAGCCTTGCCAGTCACCATCCAGGTTGCGCGACTTCGGAAACCCCGACCCATAAACCCAAGCAATCATGTCGCGGATTTCAAACCCGGCGTCCTCAATGCGAACAGCCATGCGGTGCTGCGTGCGAGTGCCAGCGAACGCCAGCAGATGGCCGCCCGGCTTGAGGACGCGCAGGCACTCAGCCCACACGTCGACGCCGGGCACGTCGTAGTCCCAGCGCTTGCCCATGAACGACAAGCCATAAGGCGGGTCGGTCACGACAGCATCGACGCTGTTGTCGGGCAAGGTGCGTAAGACTTCCAGGCAATCGCCGTGTAGTAGCTTCATATCCTCCAGCGCCTGCTTCATGGTGTCGATGTGGTTCATAGCGGTGAGTCCTCGTGGTTGTCTGGATTGAACGGAAGATTCTCCCCGGGCTTGGGGTGCTTAAAACCCGGGGGCGGAAAGGGCCACGTCATTGGTACAGCACCACGACGCGGGCTTTGCTGACGAGCGCAGCCTCGGGATAAAGCGCACGAAGGCCCGTCAGGAATTTGCGGAATAGCGGGGGCTTGGATGCATCGTTGTTAAAACGGTGGACGGCGTCGAACGCCATGTCCATGGACTCATAACGAGCCAAGACGACACTGGCGATTTCGCGGGTGCCATTGCCAATTGAAACGGTGACGTTGTACATGAGATAAGTTCCTTTCACTGAACGGGCTCGAATGTACACGATAAAAACCAGATAAAAACCATACCCGACAAGACCGCATGGTCTTTAAGGCAAAAAAGAACCCGCCGAAGCGGGTTTTTAAGTTGTGGCAACTGCAAGAGAGATGTGCGCCAGCCTCTGCCATCACGGGAGTGTGAAAGGAACCTGAGACAGCGGCAAAAGCCAGCGCACCGCCGCATGATAGCACCCAAATTACCTTCGCACACATACGCCGTGCTGTGGCAGAATGGCCGTCCTACTATAAAAACCGGAGTGTGAAAGCCCATGTCTGGAAATCCGTATAGCTACGTCGTTAACGGCGGAGTGGTGAACAAGCGCGTCAAGTCATCCGGCGCGGACGCAACGCTTAAAGACCTCTATGAGCAGTTGCATCGGCCCACCGAGGTAGACCTCACGGCCATTGAATATCACAACGGCGACAAGCAATTGCGCTACGGCGTCAAGAAGGCTTTGCCGTACTTCGTAGGGGGCGAATTTGAAGACGGAAAGCGCAGCGATGAGTCGATTAAAAACCGCACCCTTCTCACCCTCGACATCGAGCAGCACGACATCGCAGGCGCAGCCCCTCCAAACCCACAGCATATCGTCGAGCGACTTCGAGAACTTGGTGGCTCTGGCTGGGTCTACACTTCAATCTCCCACACACCTGATCGTCCCCGATACCGCGTTGTCTTGCCTCTCGGAAAGACCATCGAGCGCGGCCAAGACTATGACTTCGGTGAAGCCCTCAAGGCTTCTACTTTGTCTGCTGCGAAGAAGCTCGGACTGACCGAGTGGTGCGCCCCGGAGTCTTATGTGCTGTCGCAGGCCATGTTCCTGCCCGCCAAGCTCAAGGGCATGTCGTTTTATCAGGAGTTTGTCGAGGGCAAAGCGTGGAGCTGCATCGCCAAGAAAGCACCGGCTGACATACCCGATGAAATCGGGGGCACGGATAAAACCAAGAAGGCACCCGCCGACATTCCCGATGAGCGCCCGGACTTCATCCTTCAGGCCATCAAGGCAGCGGGGCTTTATCTCAAGGCCAACAAGCGCCATCCGGGCATGCACTTCATCACTTGTCCGTTCGCGGACGAGCATGACGTTATCAACGAGACTCAGACGGTCTACTACGAAGCGCACTTCGATGGCAACCCCAAGCCCGCAGTCAAGTGCTTTGACACTGCGCCCGACGAAGACGGCAAGCCCCACCTGACGGTCGATACGCTGGTGCGCTTCCTGCGGGCCGAGGGACACCTCACGGATGACCAGCAGGCCGAAGCCGGTGTGATGGATGACCCGGACGAGTTCGACCGGCTGTCGGACATCTCCGCGCTGCTGGACACTGAGCCCGTGGCCCGTGAGTGGGCAATCGAGAAGTTCGCGCCAGTCGGCAAGGTCACCGTGCTGGCGGGGCCGGGCGGTGTGAGCAAGTCCATGATGATGCTGCATGTGCTGACGTATGCCGCCATGGGCCAAGCGTGGGCGGGCTTTAAACCTGAAGGTGTGCTGCGCTCGCTGTACGTGAGCTACGAAGACGATAAGCAGGAGTTGCACAAGCGCGTCAACACGCTGGCCAAGGAACTGCGTGAGGCCGACGACGGCGCGTTCGACATGCTGTACGACGTGGACTCGTCGATCCGGCGCAACCTGCGGGTGTACGCGG